CAAAGGTGATCTTACTGATTTACCTGCTGCGGTTGCCGACCTCGTTGAAGATAGCGAAGTTGTATTCCAGCCGAACCCCGGTCCCCAAGAAGAGTTCCTTTCCGCTGGTGAACGTGACGTGTTATACGGCGGGGCTGCTGGCGGCGGTAAGTCGTTTGCCCTTCTTGCCGATCCTCTTCGCTACTGCCACAACCCTAACCATCGTGGCCTACTGCTTAGACGTACTCTCGACGAACTAACCGAACTGATTGACAAGTCACGTCAGCTATACACAAAGGCGTTTCCCGGTGCAAAGTTTCGTGAGTCAAAGTCTACGTGGGTGTTTCCATCCGGTGCAACCATCTGGTTCACCTACCTCGACAAAGACAAAGACGTAACACGCTTTCAAGGACAAGCGTTTAACTGGATAGGTATAGATGAAATCACACAGTATCCTACACCGTATGTGTGGGACTATTTGCGTTCTAGGCTTCGTTCTACTGATTCTGAACTTCAGCAACACCTGTACATGCGCTGCACAGCCAACCCCGGAGGTGTGGGTGGCTGGTGGGTCAAAAAGATGTACATCGATGGAACACCAGAAAACAAAGCTTACCCTGCTTTTGACTTAGACACGGGCAAGCCGTTTGTTTGGCCCCACAACCACGAAAAGGCAGGACAGCCTTTGTTCTACCGCAAGTTCGTTCCTGCACGGCTGACAGACAATCCGCACCTTATGGCAGACGGACAGTACGAGTCTATGCTAAGATCACTTCCCGAAGTTGAACGCAAACGACTTCTTGAAGGGGATTGGGATGTAGCAGAGGGAGCAGCCTTTCCTGAGTTTTCACGAATCAAGCATGTGGTCGAACCGTACGAAATGCCAACTAACTGGCCTCGCATACGGATGGCTGACTACGGCTACGCTGCACCGTCGTGTGTCTTGTGGGGTGCAATCGACTGGGACAACAACATCTGGATATATAGAGAATTATACGAAAAACACTTGACAGCGGAGCAATTAGCTGATAGAATACTAGAAGCAGAACAACTTGACCCAGTACCACACTACACTGTATTGGATTCTTCGTGTTGGAACAAGACAGGCTTTGGCCCATCCATAGCAGAAGTAATGATGCGAAGCGGAGTCAGGTGGACACCGTCTGATCGTAACCGCATACAAGGCAAGATGGAAATACACCGACGCCTAGCCGACAATCCCTACACAAAAGAACCCCGCCTACGTTTCTTTTCTACATGCCAGCACATAATAAAACAAGTAGCGGGCATACCCCTGTCTAAAACAAACAGTGAAGATGTGGATACAAAGGCTGAAGATCACGCATACGACGCGCTGCGCTACGGGATGATGACACGCATGAGTGGCTACGTATCTATACACCAGCAACTCAACTCCATAAAGAACCACGTACATCAAGTACAAGATGAAGTATTCGGATACTAAATGGCAGAGATGACACTACAAGAGGCTTTTGATGCTCACACAGCGGGCAAAGAAAAATCCCTTATAAATAATTTTAAGGCTACTTTGCGTGATTTAGAAAAAGCAGGGTTTCCTCCCAGCACTCCTATGTCCCAGTTAAATACAGAAGAGGGCATAACTGCTCTACAAAAGTGGACAACCACAGAACGATTTAAAAAAATATCTAGTGGATCAGGTATGTTTGCTTCTCGCGTTAAAACTTTAATTAACGTTGGGATTGGGCCTGAACAAACAAATGTTCTTTCAAATTACGAAAAGGCTAACAGAGGTAAGCCCACAGAATTTGGTATTCGTCTTACTCGTGCTGCTAGAAAACTAGAACTTCCTGCCTTTGATGATTTTAATTCGGCTATAGATGCTACAGCCCGACAGATTACTAATAAAGAGGCTAAAGCATTCTTTATGATTAAGACTCTTACGGGTCTTCGTAATCCTGACATAGTAAAACTTCAACTAGGAAATGCAGAGCCGGATGCAAAATACGGATCGTTTGACCCAACAGTCAAGAAACTTTACAGTATAAGTAACAAAGGGGGCCGAACTAATTACGATCTTGGAGAAATTGTACACAGCATACTTGCAGATTTAGCTGCGGATGCACAAGCAGCAGGTCGCACTGAACTGTTTACACAGTCTGAAGAAAAACTGCGAAGCATCATAAATCCAGTTATGAGGTCAAACATGACATCTATGGGTTTAGAAATACGAGACTTAAACAAAAACGCTGCTGTAGATTTTAGTGTTCGTGATCTTAGAAAAAACATATTTGATATTCTAGAAGAAGAAATAGGAGCAGCGGATGCTAACAAAGTTTTAGGTCACTCTGATAAAGCAGATGTAGGTCTTAATCACTACAAAGTTGAAAGAAAAAGTCGTCGTAGTCTTTCCCGTCTACAAAGCGCACAAGAAATATTTTCTAATCTGTATATGGAGTCAATAGGCTTCGATAACCCTCAAACTTTATTTGGTAGTGATGGGTATGGATTTGCCAACGACAACTTCAAGCCTACAACTGCAGTCCCTCTTTCGGTAGACGTACCCGACGAACAACAGACGTTAGATAGCAAAACTAGATCAGCTACAGCCCAAGCTTCCGGTGCAGTAGACAAATCAGTAGACTCCCTAGAAAATAAAGTAAAAAAATTAGAGGGGTTAATAGGGCAAGTAGAAAACTTAACCGAACAGACAGAGGGTCTTGCTCCCCCTGACGACAAATCTACTACTAACAAAGCCGCTAAAGAACAAGCCCTAACTCAAAAAGGCGACAGTTATTTATCCAAGTTTTTGGGTACAACAGCCGATGTGGGAGGTAAAGTACTAAAAGGTCTTTTGCCTATAGCAATTGGAACAAGCTATATGGAAGCAAAAGCTGATGCACTTAGTGAAGGAGATTCTCCCTTTTCTTCTACAATGCAAGGGATGGCTGCAGGGGCTTCTGAAGTTTTTCTTCCCCCCGGTGCGGCTTATAGCGATAAAGAATTTAGAGCTAGTCAGCAAACCACTACCCCCGGCGGAGTAGGACTTGGACCACGAACAGATGTAGCACCCCAGATGGATGCACTGGGGTACATTAAGCCAGAGTTTGCGTCGTATCCTATGGAAGATGCTCCTGCTCCAAACATACCTGACCCTGAATCTCCTGCGCCTGACATGGCTGCAAAGGGGTTCGTACCAGTTCCCGAAGCCCGCGCTAATGCAATGCGGGGGGAAACAACAACAATAGCCCAGTCGTTTTTATACGGCGGCGTTGTAAACTAACCATACAACTAACGGAGGCATTTATGCCAGACAATAACTACAACTACGGCGCGTCATACATAATGAACTCTGACAAAGAGAGCGTTGACAACCAAGCAGGTGTTAACTCCCTGTATCGTGAAAAGCTAGAATTTACTGGTGAAACACAGATGGGTAAACTTGCAGAAGCTATGCCTAAAAAACAGACTAAGCCTACAGTCGAAGCTTCATTCAATACAATGGCAGAAGACAGAAACTACTTCAGCTAGAGGAATATCATGTCCGATAACTTTTTGGAACCTGCAGACGATACCGCTGTACCCCTTGTTGATCCTGAAGAACAACTTCCGGGAATAGCATCGTACGTTAAAGCTAAATTTGACGACGCAGAAAACGGAAGGTTTTCATACGAACAGCGATGGCTAAAAGCGTATAAAAACTTTAGAGGTATCTATGATTCTACTACGCAATACAGGGACAGTGAAAAGTCAAAGGTCTTTATTAAGATCACGAAGACTAAGGTACTTGCAGCATACGGTCAAATTGTTGACATCCTCTTTGCTAACAAGAAATTTCCACTCGTTGTAGAGTCTACACCTGTGCCGGAAGGAATAGCAGAGTTTGCTCACCTTTCTACTCCACTAGACCAAATGCAGCCCTCTGAAGACCCATACGGTTTTGCTGGGGATGGCAGGGAACTACCTTTTGGTGCTACCCAAGCTACTTCTGGCGGGGACTTTCTTGGTGGCTTGTCTGAAAAGTATGGACAAGCTTCGTTGTCTGAAGGCCCAGCTAAAATGGGTGAACCCCAAATTAGCCCCGCACAAAACGCTGCGTTAAACATGGAGAAGATGATTCACGATCAGCTTCTTGATACCAGCGCAGTAAACGTACTTCGTAGTTCTATTTTTGAATCCGCACTGTTGGGTACAGGAATTGTAAAAGGGCCGTTCAACCACTATAAAAGAGTGCATCGTTGGCAGACTGGCTCTGAAGGTCGTACGTACCAGCCATACGAGCGAGTAGTTCCTCGCATTGAACATGTATCCCCGTGGGATTTTCATCCTGATCCTTCTGCTACAAGCGTAGAAGATTGTGAATACGTAATTCAACGGCATAGGATGAATCGCCAACAGTTACGTAATTTGATTACGCAACCCCACTTTTACAAAGATGCAATTGAAGAGTGTCTTGCAAAAGGCCCAAACTACGAAGACAAATACTACGAAGATACTATTCGTGAAGAAGAAACAGAACCGTATGTAGGTGATAGCCGCTACGAAGTGTTAGAGTATTGGGGTTTTCTTGATGCAAAAATGGCACGAGAAGCTGGTTTGGATGTGTCGTATGACGTAAGTGAGTTTGAACAAGTACAAGTAAATATTTGGACGTGTGGCACAATGGTGCTACGGTGTGTCCTTAATCCGTTTACCCCAGCCCGCATTCCGTATCAAGTCTTTCCATATGAAATCAACCCTTACCAAGTGTGGGGTGTGGGCGTTGCTGAAAACATGGAAGACGCACAGATGCTAATGAACGGTCACGTTCGTATGGCAATCGACAATCTAGCCCTAGCTGGTAACCTTGTCTTTGATGTGGACGAAGCGTCACTGGTTCCCGGACAAAACATGGACATCTTTCCCGGAAAGATATTCCGTCGTCAGTCTGGTGTAACTGGTACAGCTATTAACGGATTAAAGTTTCCTAACACAGCACCTGAAAACATTCAGATGTATCAGATTAGTCGCCAACTTGCCGACGAAGAAACTGGATTGCCTTCTATCATGCACGGGCAAACAGGAGTAGCTGGTACAGGACGGACAGCATCAGGGTTGTCTATGTTGTTAGGTGGAGCAAGTTTATCTCTAAAGACTGTAATTAAAAATATAGATGACCAGCTATTAAAACCACTAGGAGAATCGTACTTCCAGTGGAACATGCAGTTTAACGAGTCTTCTCCCGAAATTGAAGGGGACTTAGAAATAAAGCCACGTGGTGTAGCTGCGGTAATGCAAAAAGAAGTACGAAGCCAACGACTAACTACGTTACTTCAAACAGTCTCTAACCCCATGCTTGCACCGTTTATTAAAATACCAAACCTTATGCGAGAACTAGCTATTGCACAGGACATTGATCCCGACAGCTTAGTTAACGACATGAACGAAGCACAGATTTTTGCAGAAATGCTGAAAGGATTAGCCAATGCTCAACAAGAAGCAAGCCAGCAAGGTCAGCCCGCTGGTAGCGAACAAGGAAGCGTGGGACAGTCTGGAGGAATACCTGCAGGAGCAAATCCGAATGACGCTTCGGGCGTTGGTGGCGGCACAATCGGAACTGGAAGTGTTCCGGCTGCAGGGGAAGATAACTTCACTGGAACAGATCAAGGGCCTGAAGGCTGATTATGATGCGGCGATAAAGGCAAACATGTAGTGTCAATAATACAGAATTACATTAGTTCACTGGCAGGACAAGCTCTTACTCCTACAGTAGATACCCCAATCACTCCGACTCCTTTTGACGACGAAAAGCGTAAAGACATAGGGTTTGGAAAGTTTGGAATATCTAGGGGGTCAGCAGACAGCAGTGTAGTTAGTTCTCCGCCTAATTTTACAGATGGAGAAGACCCAGACAACTATCCCGGAAGTGGAAAGTTTTCTGGAACTAGCGGAAATAACACTCTTACCGTAGACCAGATACTTACAGAAGATGGTACTATAAAACCAGAGCAAGGGTATTTTGATTCGTTATCTGGAAAATACTACATAGACCCCGTGACAGGACAACTCAAAAAAGGATTTCCTACTGGATTAGGAACATTTTTACCTGCTCCCATAGGTTTTCTTGCAGGAGCAGGACTAGCCATATCTAACAAAGTTTTATCTGGTATATCCGACAAAGTAAAAGAAGGAAAAGAAGGATATGGAATTGCTAGTGTAAACGGAAAAACAGTAGGCGTATCAAAGGGGCTTTTTGGAGGCTACGTGCTGACAGGTAACATTCCAGACAATATTACAGCAAAGCAACGACAAAATTTAATAGATCAAATCCTTAATACAAAAGCCCCGGCTCCAAAGCCTAAAGAAACACTACCATCTGCTGTTAAAACTCCTTCACCAGATGACAATAATGATCCTGTTTTTGACGATGATGGTTATTCCGGGGTTGGACCTTCACCTGACGACGGGGGTAGCATGGGTGATCCGGGATATTATCCTTCTAATGTTTCTCCTTCCCTTTACACTGGTCGTCCAGATGATAGCCCATCTACTCCCGACGAACCCGGTGGCGAGGAGCCAGACTACGGGGGCGGTATGCAAGATGATTATGATAGTGGTATTGATGGGCCGGGCGGCGCAAAAGGAGGTCGCGTAGGACTAAAGGGTGGCGGTGCTGCTGGAAAAGCACCATCTACAGGATTCATAGATGGTCCGCCTCAAAACTATTCAAAAGGCATGACTGTAGCCGACACAGAAGACATGAAAGTCCGTGTGGGATCATTTGTTATTAACGCACCTACAACAGAGCGGTTACAAAAAGAAGGCAAGCTACCAAAAGGTCCACAAAAACGTAAAGCTGCAAAAGGCGGCAAGATGATGGACGTAGCGTTATCTAAAGGTGAATATCTAATAGACGTAGCAGACATTGAAAAGTTTGGTGGGTATGATGCACTAAACGCAGAAAATGACAAAGGCAAAGCAGAAGTAGATCGTAGGCAAGCTGCAGCTAGTGGTGGTTTTATTAATGGTTATAAGTACGGGGGAACACCGTTTACAGGCCCACAGCAAGAACCCGATCTAACTATTCAAGATGTAAGACAAGTTCCTCAACAAAACAATTCTAAAGGATTTGTTTTTAAGCCTTTAAACGCTGCAGAATTGCGTGAGTCAGATTATAATCAATTGTCTGAAGATTTGCTTTCTGTATTAGAGGGTGACGGTTCAAAGGCGTACTTTCCCGGAAATAAAAGAAGTGGTATTACGGTGGGTAAAGGCTTTGATATAGGACAACACAGCGTAAAAGATATGCAAAAAATGGGGTTTTCAAAAGAGTTGATTAATAAGTTTAAACCCTTCATTGAACTCAAGGGCGATGCAGCTAAAAATAAGCTAAAAGAAAAGGGGTTAATTCTACTTCCTGAAGAAGTAAAAGAAGTAGATAAAATTGTACTTCCGTATAAGCGAGAAAAATTTTTAAAAGATTACCCTCAGTATTCAGAATTAAATCCCTCAGATAAATCTGTTATGTTTTCTGCCCACTACGTTGGTGGACTAGGAAGATATGAGTCTTTTCAAAAAGTTTTTAATAAAACAAAAGACATGGAAAAAGCCCTAAAAACAGGATTAATTAAAATATTGCCGAAAGGTGCCGCAGAAAGAAATAGAGCAGAAAAAGCTTTAAAGTGGTGGAAATCCCGGCAAGGACCAAAGATTACTTTAGATTCGTCAGCTACCCGTTAACAACGGCCCTGACATAACCGGAGCGGCTACCCGTTGCCATACGGCCCCGCAAGTGAGGTAAACAATGGCTAAAAAAGTACGTGGGCATCGTGCCAACAAACCAAACGACTCTTTCGGAACAATCAACAGCGACACGCTATACAAAGGCAACTATCGACCTGATGTCTATGAAGACGAAGAAGATACCCCTGAAGTAGAAGCAAGCGAAGATACCGAACAACCTGAAGCAACAAGCTTTGTAGAAACAAAAGAAGAATCACCAAACCACGACTACAAAAAACGGTATGATGATTTGAAACGTCACTACGATGCAAAATTAGCGGAGTTTCAGGACGAAAAACGGCAACTAGAAGTAGCAACACGGGAGGCAAACGTCCCTATGCCAAAGACAGTTGAAGAGTTAGAGCAGTTCAAAGCAGAATATCCTGATGTGTATGGAGTGGTGGAAACAGTAGCAGCAATGCAAGCTACAGAACGCACCAGCAAGCTCCAAGAAGAATTAGACACTATTAAGGAACGTGAAAAAGAAACTGTGGTTCAAGCGGCATACCGCGAACTAACAGCTAATCACCCAGACTTCGATTCGATCAAATCGGATGAAAAGTTTTTAGCTTGGCTAGACGAACAGCCTGACACTATTTCAGATGGTATTTATAAAAACAATACCGATGCTCGTTTGGCCTCTAGAGTTATTGATCTGTACAAAGCAGATGCAGGTATCTCTAAAAAGAAGACAACTAAAGCGAACAACGACGCTGCAAGTTCTGTACGCGCTCCTAAAGCTAGGGACATTACAACAGAACAAGGTGGAGAAAAGCGCATTTGGAAGTCTTCGGAAATTCGATCTTTAAAACCGCACCAGTTTGAGAAGCTAGAAGCTGAACTCGACCTAGCACGGAACGAAGGCCGGATTGACATGAATAACTAGACTTAACCTCAAAACTATAATGGAAGGATTGAACAATGGCGTTCAGTACATCTTCTGGATATGGAAACTTACCATCCGGTAATTTTGCACCAGAAATCTTTAGCCAAAAAGTTCTCAAGTTTTTCCGTCGTGCTTCGGTTGTGGAAGATATTACTAACACCGACTACGCTGGCGAAATCGAAAACTTTGGCGACACAGTCAAAATCATTAAGGAGCCTACTGTAACAGTATCTGCGTATCAACGTGGTTCTGTGGTAAATCCGCAAGACTTGGCTGACGATCAAATCTCTATGGTTGTTGATAATGCAAACGCTTTTGCGTTTAAAATTGACGACATCGAAGAGCGTCACTCGCACGTAAACTTTGAAGCACTTGCCACCTCTTCTGGTGCGTTTGCTCTAAAGCGTAAGTACGATGCTGCCGTTCTACAGCATATCTCTGATGCCGCTGGTATTGCAGCGTCTGCCGTTTCTGGTACGACTCTGACAACTACTGCTGCAGCAGGTACATTGGGAACAGCTAATGCTCCTATCAACGTTGAAACAAACGACAACGGCATCAACTTGATGCTGGCTATGGCTCGTTTGCTTGACGATGAGTCTGTGCCTGAAGAAAACCGTTGGTTTGTAGCACCTCCAATCTTCTACGAGAAGATGTTCCAAGCTGGCAACAAAATCGCCGAAGTCCAAGTGACTGGTGATGCTTCATCTCCGCTGCGTAATGGCCTTGCCATCAACGGTACCTTTGCTGGTTTCCGCTGTTACAAGTCTACTGCACTAAACAGCACAGGTGGAACTGACCAGTTAACACTGACTGACGCTTCTGCTACTCTTGCAACAGATGGCTCTGAGAACGTTGTTCTTGCTGGTCACATGTCTGCTGTAGCCACTGCTTCGCACATTGCTAAGACCGAAGTGGTTCGTTCAACTGAGTCATTCTCTGATGTCATTCGTGGACTTCACGTTTTTGGTCGCAAGGTATTGCGTCAAGAAGCTGTTGTTCGTGGCGTCATTGACTTCGCGTAAGGGAGACATATAAATGGCTACTTTTGACCATACCATCACTGGTGGTGGAACTGTAGGACATCCCGCACATGCGATTCGTCCTTACATCGTGCAGTCAAAAATCTTTGACGCTGCTGATGACAACCTTACAGCTAATGATGTCATCAAGGTGATTGACCTTCCAGACAACTCCATCGTTCTTGGTGGTTGCTTGGACGTTCTTGAAGCTGGTGGTTCTAGTGTGACTTTTGACGTTGGTATCAGCACCGACATTGATGCCTTCTGTGATGGTGTTGATGGTAACGCTGATGCTATCTACAACTTTCACCCTACAGCAGCAGGTATTAACACAGTAATTGCAACAGACGCTATCCAAGTTAAAATCTTGGGTGCAGACTCTGCTGTAGTTCGTTTCCGTGTTATTGCTTTGATTGCTGACATTGGTGACCCAACTGCAATGGTTCAGACTGCTGCAGTCCAGACTGGCGTATAACATTAATCAAGGGGGCAGGGCAACTTGCCCTCTTGACTCTTTATTTATTTTGTGATATAAGCAATAACCTTTGCCGGGGGTAAATACAATGGCAGCTAAAAAATCAAAAAGTCCAAAGCCCAAGAATGCAGCATTGTACTCGCGGGTAAAATCAGAAGCTAAAAAGAAATTTAAAGTATATCCTAGTGCGTATGCAAATGCTTGGTTGGTTAGAACCTACAAGAAGCGTGGTGGGACGTACGCCTAATGGCTAAACCAAAGGGCGGCTTAACCAAATGGTTCAAGGAAGACTGGCGGGATGTAAAGACTGGCAAGAAATGCGGTCGCTCTGGTTTAGAGAAAAAGAAACGTCCTTACCCAGCC